CAGACGTGTGCTCTTCCGATCTTGCTACTGGTTTTTCCATCTGTACCAGTTCTTTTATGCGTTCTTTCAACGCTGTAATCTTTCAAAGGGTCAAACTCAAGTAAAGCACTCTTGTATAACTGATTGTAATACGGCATGATTTCCTCAAGTTTTGTATTCATCCACAGTTTCCATATACCAGCCGTTTCAGAGCATATTTCTCTCAAATAGTAATGTTTCAAAATCTTCTTACATAAAACGCTTCTGTATGTTTCATCAAAGAAAGTGCAGTTAGTTGTAAAGATCTTACTCCAACTCTTCTCAAGTACTTCGTCCACGTTGTCACAGCCCGTGCTTTCAGTTAGTCCAGACTTACTCTCGCAGATAAATCTCACTTCTGTCGTGTATTTACTCACTGTCATCACCGCCTAACGTATCAGTCCCATTTGGAATATCCAAGTCAATATTCTGAAAATCCTCTCTATAATTAACTTCAATGTCCAAACCAAACATTTCATTGATTTTCTCAACAGCTTGTCTTCTGCACTCAAGTCTACTGTACCTTGAACTAATTGTACTACCCTGTGAACTTGACACCTCGTCTGTGATAAGTCTTTCTTGCTTGTTAATGTTCAAGTTACTGATACCAAGATAAGTCAATGCTTCATTCCATATCTGATTTTTTAATTGATATAACTTATCAGCTACATAAGGTGCTTGTGTACTTACTACCTTAATACCATTTATATCAATATTATTATCAGCAAATATAACAGGTGTGTTACCATCATATTGCATATACAGATTTTTCATTGAAAGTCTCTGTTTTTCATTACACTGAATAAGTAAAGGTGTCTTCTGTGCTTTTGCGTTAACGTCCACACTTCTGTCCAAGTCCCACAGTCGTTTAGCGTATAACTGGATATCTGTTACACTGTTTGTTCTCAGATAGTTATTCCATATGATAACACTGTCTTTATCGTCTAAAACTTTTTGATAGTTGTTATAACAGGAATAAGCACGTCTTGTAATAGGGTTTCCGTATACGTCAAAATTACCTTGCTGAATACAGTCAAGACACAACTCGCCTAGTACATCATCTTTAAAGAATACAACGCTACCAGTTTCAAATAACCTTAATTCAATATAACGAGGGTCTACTGTACTTGGTAAATTTTTCCATTCAAACATAGACATGGACAGCTCCATCAACCGCCTTAAATATTGCATATATGTTATAGTATTTGTTGTTGCGCTATCTTCAAAGTTTGTTCTTTTTCTTCTACCCACTGTTATCACCTCTCTTTATACCGGACTGTTATCTAACGAATAGTTACCAATTTCATCACCATTTTTCCAAAATGTAATGCCATGGTCATAAATACTGCACAGTTTTTTAGCGTCATCTGTGGGCACATTACCTTTTAAATAACAACCAGCTGTTTTAACATAGTTCCAATGAGGTCTACTATTAAAGTTAGGATGTTTAACTCTTTTAACAGCGTAACCATACATGTTAAAATAATCATCAATCATTTTAGCATACTCAGCCGTTATACTACATCTACCACCGTAAAAATTTTTAGTACCGTTCGCTATCTCTACAGAACCGCTAAAAACATTACCTCTAGTAATATCCGCTTTAATACTAGCTTGATAACCTTGCATCAATAAATTACCTGTATGGTTCATGTTATTTGAACTTTCTGATAAAGGTATCATACCACCTAAACCTAGTCCAAGACTTAACCCACCAGTAATTGCTGTTGCTGTTATAGGCAAGCTGTTTTGTGCAAGCCATGCTCTAAAAGTGTCCGTACTCCAACTACATAAAGGGTAATCAGATAAAGTTAACATTTCTGTTGTTAACGGAACATCTTTACAGCCCTTATAATACATTGGTTTAATAGCAACTTGTACTGGATATGTAACAGGAACGTCAATATTAAACTGTGGTAATAAATCGTCAAACAATTCATACCTATAAATAGCACTTTTATTTCCCGCGTTTACGCTATAAAAGTTATATGGGTATGTGTACAATTTTTTACATTTTGGCTTATAACCGTCTAACGTTAAATTTTCTGTTAATTTTGCCACATTTACAATAGTATTGTAACATGACTGTGATTTAGTCACATTTACACCCTTACCAGTAGGAATTGCACTGCCAACAGCTATAACAGGACACATATACATTGCAACAACAGCTTCCGGTTTCTGCGCATATTGGTTTAAGAAATTTGTTATAGTTTCTGTATCGTTTGAATTAAAAGCGTGTAAACTACAACCGCCGTAAATACCGTCATACAAATTGCCGTTTGGTGAACCGGATGTATCGTTAACCATAATTATAACTGCCAAAGGTTTAATCGTTTGTAGTAATGAACCAAAATCGTTGAACACATATTCTCCGGTATCAACGTTTTCAGGCTCGTAGTGTTCTCCTATTTGGTCTGACACAGGGTGTTCACGCTCTACAAAACAAGCATCCATATTATGAACAAAAAACCATGTCTGCATTACATCTATTTCAAAAGTAACGTTTGTGCAATTATCATTTACATACTCTATTCCAGTAATAAAAGCATAAAACCATTTACTTCCATATGCTGTATTTCTAAACATCATATAATTGCAATTATAAATGTCATCCGCTTTTACATCCAATGTTGCAACACCCTTATTGACTCTTAAATATGATTGTTTGTTAAATTTTTTCAATACGTATTTTGAAAAGTAATTATATTGTGCTGTGTCTGTTTTGAAATAAATTGTGTTTTCATATGTGTTATCAAGCGGTATGCTATGTAATAGCCATATATCTGAATTCGGATTAATATACATTTTTACTCCTTTTTATTAAGAATAGGATACCATCTTAGCAGTATCCTATTCTTGTGCATCAACCCTGTTTAGTTAATACGATAGCTGTGTCAACTGTAGTTTCTCCAGTTACTTTTGTCTCAGTTGCCTTGTACTTAACACCGTTGATTTCAGCTTCAAGCACAATTTCTGTAGCAAGCTGTGACTTCGGAATCATAAGAACGCCATATTTCTGCATTGCAATACCAGCACTTGTCATTGCTTCTGTTTGAATGAAGTTTACATTCTGTGCTTCAAGTCCGGCACTCTCAAATTTCGGAGACAGAGCAAATACTGTTGCATAATCTGCTTCGTCCTTGGTGTCAACGTGCACTGTAATTGTAGTAGGTGCTTCAATGGTTGCATCACTTGTCACAAATACAACTGCGTTGGCAAAAGGTGAACTTGAAATTGTTTTCCATGTGTGGTAGAAGTAATTCCAGTACAGTCCACTTGCTACATATTTTTCGGTGAACTTGTTGTTGTTGTCATAAACCTGAAACCAATTTTCATCACAGATAACAGCTTTTACATTTGCAAGCAACGCAAGTTCTTCTGCTGTAACTTCTTCGATTCCTGTTGAGTTAGCTCTGATAACTTCAAATCTGTCATTGTCAAATTCTGTCCAATTATCAATGATGTACAGTCTGCCCATGAAGTCAGCTTTTTCCATGTTAAACGCACTAGCTAATACGTTTACGTCAAACTGTGCATTGAAAGTAGCGTCCATGAAAATAACCTGTCTTTCTTTTGGTGTGTTTGTTTTAACACCCGCAATATTATTATCTGCACTGATAAAAGGTAACAAGTTAGATGTTGCTCTAAACTGTACAGCCCCCTCTTTCAGGTCTGTTCCGTCACCGATAGATTTTGGTTTCATCTGTCCGTGTGCAATTGCTTTAATAAGCAGATACTTAAACATTAAGAATTCATCATACTCAGCCGCCGTATATACGCTATCTACGATTTTAGCAATTAAAGACTGAACACCATCCATAGAAAGAAACGCCTGTTTCAAATCTTCGTCCTGAATTGTTACCGGATACATTACTCTCCAATTCATTGTGTGGAATGCTGAACGTACATCAGGGAATGTTCTTTTAAATTCTCTTGCGCTTGCTTTTTCTGCTGAGAATTCGACAACATTTGCAATAGATACGAAAATATCTTCCACTGTTTCACCGAATTCAAGATACCCCTTTTTAAGGCGCGAATAAGGGTTGTTAAATGTTGCACTCTGCATACGCACTGTAGCAATACGATTTACAAGTGCGTTTAAAAACTGATTAGCAAAAGCGGGTGTCCCGTAAATAACCTCTCCAACTTTTGGGATGTCTTCCGCTGTTGTCACTTCGGGTACGCTCTGTTGATAGTCATAGCTTGCGTTATTTCTAATCACATTCATGATATCAATGGTTGACGCATTAAGTGTGCTTGTTGCAATTCTTCTCGCCATAATAAAAATCTCCTTTACTTAAATAAATCTTCAAAAGTTTTTGGTTTCATTTCATCATCTTTTGGTTTAGGGTCTGTTGGCTCACTACTGAAAAATCTTTCTGTATATTTCTTTCGCCATTCAGCGTCATTGTCTTTGTACCGCTGTTCCCAGTTCTCCCCGTCACCATTTGCACGTGTTTCAAAGTCTGTTAACGTGTCTGTAACATCTTCCAAAAAAGAAATTGTTTCATCATCTGTCTGTTCACCCACTCTAGCACGTATAGATTCTAATAATTCTTCTCTTGTTTTTACTGCCATTTTTCTCCTTTCTAGTAATATCTTATCATCATCCATAGTGGCATTTTTCTTTTTTTCTTGGCTATCGTTCCACCGCCACCGCCTCCAGCACTGTAAAAACGGTACATCAATACCGCATTGTTAAGTGCCTGTGATTCTGATAAGTAATACTTTGGCTCTGTTTCCCATGCTGTTATGCCTGAATCATTTGCGTGATTCTGAATGTAATCATATGCTTTATACGCAAAATCAATTCTTTCTTGCAAAGCGGGCACTCCCGCACGTTCCCAACATCTTTCGAACGCTTCTGTTAACTGTGGTATATTTGTAAGGCTACTTGTCAAGAATTCCTGTAATGATGTAATTCCCGCAAATTCTCCTTGCCAGTCATTTTCTACAACCAAGTATTTCATTTGACCAACAGGGTCTGTTCGTTCATAACCATTCGCTTCTAACCACGTATATAACGCTTCACGTCTTGAGCCATCCCACTGAAAGATACCGAACGCTGTACCGCCTTGTTGACCTAAGGTTGGATTGATATGTGATTCACGCCATGCGTTTCCCGCTAGTGCGGAAACTACATAAATACTTGAACCGTATCCAGTTGCACCGCCATCACCATATCTAAACAATCTTGTAAAACTACGCTTATAGTTAGCATTTCCACTTGTGTTACCTATACTTACTTGATATTCTAATGGTGCATTGTCTGTATGTGCACCCATGAATACACCTTTACCATCACCGCCTAAGTAACACATTTCTGTGTGACCATTTGTCCATCCAATATCACCAGCCTTATATTCTCCATGCGCGTCTACTTCTGTGAATCCTAGTTCTAATAAACAGTTAATCATGGAAGCTGTTGTAAAAGCATTATGATGTGGAGCATAACCAGGTGTTTCAAAACCACCGGCGACTAGTGCATAATTGATAAATGATGAGCAGTCATAATATGTAATACCGCCAACTGTTTGTCTATTTCTGTATGTTTGTGAATACCCCACGTTTGGTGCATTACACGTCTGTATTGCCCATGAATAGGCTGTGTCAATACTTGGCATTTACTTTTTTCACCTTTCTACGGTTTCATCAATTTTCCTTTTTTACCAAGTGAAACAAGTTTATCGTTCTGTGGTGCTGACCCTCTATAGTTTGCTACGCCGTTCTTGCTTGCAATGCGCTGTCGGTATGCATAACTGGAATCTACACCAATAGATTTTAAACAATCCACGATAGAACAACTATTTGTTCTGAATACAGGGAAAAATGTTTCATCTCCCAACCGTCCACCGGACGCTTGACTCGAAGTACTAGGGTAACGTGAAACATTTGTCTGTGGTTTTACAGTAGATGTCACATTTGTTTTACATCCAAGAGCTGACGCAATAGCCATAGCACACTTTGTAGAATCCCATCGAATTACATCGTCCCTGTCATCTACAAAACAGCACTCAATCAGAATAGCTTTTGCCTTTGTTTTTCTAAGAACATACAAGTCTTTATTGTATTTCACAGGTGCACCGTGAAACCCAATACCAAGTGTATTAGAAATATTCTCTGCAATCTTATAAGCTACCCCATAGATTCTATCGTCGTATCCGTAGACTTCAACTCCACCGCATTTTCCGTCACCTACTCTGTCGTTTCTTGCACTGTTTAGGTGGATTGAAATATCTAAGTCAACATTGTGTGCATTACACTTTGAAACAATAGCCGATAAGTTTGCTCCTTGGTTTGTGCTATAATCGTCTGTACAATCATATACTATGTTCCCGTCAGCTCTTAACAGTTCGATTAACTTGTTTTTAACCTTTCTGTCTTCATCAACTTCATCCAGTAAATCACTAACACCTCTGCACTTTAATGAATGTCCAGCGTGTATGTTATACGTTGCCATCTTTATCACCGTCCAACCTGTCGCATAACTTCTGTAAAATCAACGTGTTATTGTTCAACGCTTCTGTTACACTGTTCATCTCTTCTTTGTGCGAATCTTTTTCTTTCATCATATACCAAAACATAGCTCCGCACATTACAATAGGAAAACCAAGCGTTGAGATTGCTGTGGTTACTGAGTTTACATCCATTGCCTTAATCACTCCTTTCTTATTTAATTATAACATATTATATTCAATTTGTCAATAGCCCGTATATCTATTAATAGACATAGTGTATAGATAATAGACACGGTGTCTATTAAAATACATACTGTTTAATACTTGACAGTTTGTCTAACTTATGATATAATATATAAGAGGTGATAAAATGAACTATTATGATGGTACAAAACTATTAAGTCTATTAGACCTTAACAATAAAAGACCTGAGATTTATATGGTTACTAGTAACAGAACAGGTGGCAAAACTACTTATTTTGGTAAACTGGTGGTCAATAAATTTTTATCAAAAGGTGAAAAGTTTGGTCTATTATATAGATATGATTATGAACTTAGTGGTGTAGCGGAAAAATTTTTTAAAGATATTAAGGAATTATTTTTTCCTGAGTATGAAATGACAAGCAAGCCAATGATGCACGGTAAGTTTCACGAATTATTTTTGAATGGTATTTCTTGTGGTTATGCCATGGCACTTAATAATGCTGATGCGGTTAAAAAGAATTCACATATGTTTAGTGATATCAATTGCCTTATCTTTGACGAATTTCAGAGTGAAACAAACCGATATTGCTCTAATGAAGTAAAGAAATTTATTTCAATTCACACCTCTATTGCACGTGGACAGGGTAAACAAGTTCGTTATGTACCAGTTTACATGATGGCGAATCCAGTGTCATTAATTAACCCGTATTACACAGCCATGAAGATTTCAAACAGACTTAAATCTGACACGAAATTCTTAAGAGGTAATGGCTTCGTACTAGAACAGGGTTACAACGAAAGCGCAAGCAAAGCTCAGACAGAAAGTGGTTTTAATCGTGCATTTATCACTGATGATTATGTCGCTTATTCTGCACAAGCTACTTACTTAAATGACAGCAATGCTTTTATAGAAAAGCCTGTAGGGGAATGTACTTATGTAGCTACACTTCGTTATCTTGGCAGAGAGTATGCTATTAAAGAGTATATGGACTTAGGTATAATCTACTGTGATGATAGGGCAGATAAGACTTACCCTTATAGAATCAGTATTACTACAGATGACCACAATGTTAACTATGTGATGTTAAAGTGTAATGACTTGTTTTTGTCTAATATGAGATACTTCTTTGAGCATGGCTGTTTCCGTTTCAAAGATTTACAGTGTAAAGAAGCTGTGTTACAAGCTCTTAGTTATTAATGGTATCATCTATCGTCAGAAAGCGAAAAACATAGAAGCAGAGCGCACGGGTGAAAAATACCGCTGTTTCTATGGTCGGGGTTGCTCCCTTGTCGTTACAGACTTTAGACCGTTTTCACCGATAGTCAATGATATAAATAAAAAGGTACTTTGCTTCATCTTCGAAACATTGTACCTTTTTTGTTTTACTTATCTAATTTTAATTCTACTTCTTTATTAAGTATTTTCTCTGACTTAAATTTTCTGTGCTTTTTTGCATCCCTTGGCACGTTTGGATATGTTGGCTCATAGCATTTATATTCGTAAAATGGACAGCCAACACACCCTTGTGTATATCTACTTGTGCAAATATCAATCAGTTCTTTCACTGCCGTTTTCATATAGTTCCACCCCCTCATTTGTATACAATGCTTTTGCCAGTTCAGGCGAATTTCCACATAAACGATAATAACTTTCTAATTCAAAAGGATAATATCCATCAATTTTAGCAATGCATTCAACCGTAGTGCCGTATTTACACACACTACAACACGCATTATTGTTAATACATTCTCTTATCACGTCTTGCAGTCTAACTCTCATATTTATTACCTCATTTCATAACTTGTCTCTACCAGTAACACGCCACCGCGCATTCTCTTTGGACGAAGTTTGTCGGGTACTTTTAACCCTATTTTAAAATCTGATAAATCACGTTTAATAGGTTTATCGTCTTTAAACAAAAACTGTTTTTCCTCTTCTGTCCATTCTTTATGTGTTCCTGTTCTAGGTTCTTCATACCCTTTAATATCTGCGTTTCCTTGCATGGACAATACAAACAGATTCTTACACTTGTTTGGCATTCCGGCACACTTCACGTCATAAAACGGTTCTTCTATCGGTTCTCTATTTTCATGCGTTACGTGTTCAATGTATGTCTTTTGCCTTGTGAATGTGGCAATATCCCAACATGATTCAAGTGACCAAGAATTAAATTCTGTTGGATGCTCTCTTATACCGACTATTTCATCCGGCAGTAAATCACAATGTATAGAGTCAGTATCTGCATAGATAAAACCACGCTCATTTACACCATGGTAATTCTTTTGAGCTGCCCTAATTGTAAACTCTCTTGCATATGACGTAATTGCAGAGCCACAAGGGATGTAACCGGCTTTCTTGTTGCTCTCTTCCTGTCGTATAAAACCCAGTGACTCATCCTCTTTCACGTATGCAATCTTAAATGAACTGTCTTTAGATGATGCTTGTTTTCCGTAAAGATTATTAAGAAACAACTTTGCAAGAGTACGTTGTGCGTCCTTGCTTTTCTTCTTAATCTCTGCGTACTTGTTGATGTATTCGTCATAGATACCTTTCATAGAGTAGAACCAAACGCCATCTATAATCTCAAAATCATATAAGTCATAGTGCTCTAACATCAAATAATAATCAGTACAAGTAACCACCATTTCCACTATAGCTTCATGCCTGTTGTTTCCACTGTCATAATAGTATGGGAAGTATTTATCGTACTTCTTACTGTACACATCACTTGTTTCTAGCATTTCTGTTCCACGATAGAGCGATGAGCCTTTTATCTGTATAAATGGTAAATAACCTTGTTTCACGTGAAACCTTGTGCGAATACGTAAGAAAAAATATCTTGGATTGCCCCATGGGTCTTTCTTAAGTGCATCCTCGTGAATGTAATTACCACTCCAATAATGCGGTTTTCCTACTGGGTAAAAGTTGCCACTATCAGAGTGCATCATAGATGGGTATAGACTGTTAACATCTGCTGTTGTCCCGTAATGGTATATTTTATTTTCTTTCCCTCTTACAAGGTAACACCATCCACCCCGGTAGGACTTGCGAATGTAATCACCAAAGGTTGGATATTTTGTTATTCCTGTCTCTATCTTATAAATATCAGGAAATAACTGTGCATAATCTGTCTTGTCATAGCCTTTTTTGAACTCTTCCAAACAACATGAACCAATAGTAGATTTGTCATGCCCCTGTTCTAGCATGATTTCAAGTGCTTCTTTTACTACAAGAACGTCATTTGCAATATACTCTCGTTCCTTTTCAGTAATCTCGCATCCAGCATATCTGTAACCCGTGTATTCCATATCTAGCTTTTTATGTTTCGTTGCAAACGATTTTCCGATAACTTCCACAGAAAATGGTAAGAGTTTCAAAGAGTCACGGAATTCCAGTAACTTATTGTTTGGTAATTTCTGTGTAATGGAATACCACATACCCTTATCGGAGATACTATAGCGTACTTCATTTGTAAACATTTCCTTGTTCTTTTTCCATGAGTAAACACCGTTATCGTTGTTTAAAGCTTGTGGGTATTTCTTCTGCGCTAGTAAATAGTCAAGAATGAATGCACCATCAAATTTTAGGTTATGAAAAAATGCTATGATGTTTGTGTCTAACGCACGAAAGTATGTAAACATATCTTCTATTCGATGTAGAATTGTGACGTTCTCTGTGAATAGTTCAACAATGGCAACTGCCCATACTTCTGTATGGTCTTGGCTGTCATATACGGTAGTCTCAAAGTCACACATGAACATTCTTGTTGTACGTTTACTATTCATAAGTATTATCCTCGATATCCCATGAATAAAGTGATTCCTGTTCATTGTTTAAAGCATCATGTTCTACAACAGATAACGTTCTACCTGTAATAATTTCTCCAATCGCTTCCAATGATGAAGCAACGTTAACACCTTTTGAATCAATTAAAACTACTTCCAAATGCAATTTGATTGCATCCCAGTTATTTGCAAGTCTCTCTCCTACAGCTATTTCACCATATTTATCTATGGCACTACGATATAATTCTAATAAAGCAGACTGCGCCTCTTGTGCCATTTCTATATTGGCTCTTTTTCTTCTATTACCATATATTGTTTCTGCTGGTACTGGGTTAGTTATTCGTATTAAAAAATCATCAATAAAATTCTGGTTTGAAATATCTCCTAACTGTGGCTGTTTTAATTTTGTGTCACTTGGCTTTCTTAAATGTACATTATTCTTTAAATCTTTCGTAGTTGGTTGTTTGTCTGTAGACCAAAACCCCTGTTCTGATTTCTTATTACGTTTCCTTGTCTCTGCACCACGCTTGGCACGTTCAGATGCAAGTTCGTGTTTGAGCTTACCAACAGTTGAGATTTCACCTGTTGCTGTTGAATAAGCATCTTGTTTTGCTATGTTCTTAATGTCTGATTTTAACTGTCTTGTTATCTTTGCCAAGTCTCTACCTTGAATTCCCCATTTACGCAACTGGGATTCTGTTTGATAGACATTCGCACCACGCAATTCAATATTCTGTTTTCTTAATGCTGATACTTTGCGCTGATATTGCTTATAGTACTGAGTGTACTTTGATTTGCTCTTTTTCAATTTTATCACACCTCTCACATTTTATTATGTTAGATTAAAATAGGGTAGGCGTTCTGCCCACCCTTATATTTTAGGAAAGAAAAAATTTACGATAAACTTTACTTATTTTACTGAATTTACATCAAGACCACAATCTACAAATGGTCTTCCAGATTTAGTTGTTCCACTACGCTTTACGATTGCGTACGGTTTACCATGCATCAACTCATGGATTGACTTAAAAGAACTCTTAAATGTCTCAGACTGTGTTGAGTATACTTTTCCATCCATTGTGATAATGGAAAGAATGTCTGAATCAGACCCGTCTTTCTTCACATCCTTATACTCAAGGTAAGCGTCTACTGAAATTGATTCCCCGTCCTGTACATCTTTCATAGATGTGATACCTGAATCCATTGTCATAAGATACTGCTCTACCTCTGTAAGTTCTCTGCTTGTGTTTGTGATTGTAATTTTGCTCATTGTTTTTTCTCCTTTTTCTTTTTATTCTTCTACTTCATCTGCATCTTCTTTTTTGTCTCTTGTAGGTAATACCTCTGCCATTTCCATGAACTTCTGTTCATCCATTCCATAGAGTGTCTCAACAACTTCTTTTGAAACGATTGAGACTGGTTTAATTGTTGTTGTCTCTACTTCTTTAGTAACAGCTTTCATAAGTTTTTTCTCATCAGAGTAAACTCCTACGATTTCTACCTCATAATTTTCAACTACTGCTGTCTCTGTGTTTACACACATAACAATAGCTTTAGTTGATGAAATAGTTCTTGTTACTTTTCTTACTCTTGCCATTTTTGTTTCACCTCTTTTCATTTTTTGCTTGTGCTTGCTAGACTGCTGAATACTCGACTTCTTTTGAAATCGAATCAGATAAAAGGAATCGAACCTTTACACATTGCCACCGATTTTTTCGCCTACTTGGGTGTCGGAATATCTGTTATTTTTTTGTGAGTGGACGGTGCTGTGTACACCGCCCTTATATGGTGTGGTATTTGCAAGTTGGATAATACTTATCTTACTTACATTATTAATTATATCAGATGTTACTTGAAATGTCAAGCAGTTTTTAATATTTTTTAGCTATTTTTAATTTCTTTAAATCAGATATTTTCCGTGGCTGTTCATCTGTCCATGTAATCATCGGAAAATCAATATTAAAGTTATATAACCCTACACCAGAAGCACCAATCCAAATACCTCTATCTTGACTTTTTTCTGGAATATTAACATACGCAAATAAATCACCGTTTTGATCTCTTACTATGTATTCAAATTTATCTTTGATAAAACCAAGAAATAAACTATCTTTAAATGATATTACGTGCGGTTCTTTATATTCTTGACCCGACCATTTTACTAACGAATCAACACACTTTAACTTCTCACTATAAAATAAACAGTTAGAGCATTTAATATCTGAACACGCTGTAGGTAAATATGATTTCTTATTGACTGCAATATTCTCACCACAACAAATTATATTTACAATTTCATCTTTAAATTTTTCTTTATTTTTCATATTTCTATTCTCCTTTTTTATAATGTTACATCTTCGAACCGTCCACTGGACGCTTCTTGAAATGCTCAGCAACGTGAAATAATTTTAACTGTGTAACAATAAATGCTATTACTAATTTATGAAATTGGAACTAAGATTCCTATAGCGAAACCAATCAAATAAAATGTTCCGTATATCAATACTGTTAATGCTAGTATTAAAATAATTGATTCTATGATGTTTTTTATTTTTCTTTTAATTTTTCTTCTACCCATGAATATATCTCCTTTATTAATGTTGCACTGATTGGCACATCAATACGCTGGTCGTTTGTTATGTATGCAATATAATATTTTCCGTTATCATATACTTTATCTTTGAGTTTATACAAGAAAGCGTAGTGTATGTTTGTCTTGTACGTTGTGTTGCACACGCTTAGTGCTGTTCCACGCTCTTCTCTCATAATATCTTTTATATGCTCGTACTCCTCAATAGTTTGAGGTGTTACGATTT